GAGTAGTGTTCATTATACTTAGTTAGTCTTCTGTCAAACTAACTAACTTAATTTGCCTTACAATCTTGCAGGTTTTTGCTTAAAATGCCTTAAACAGTTAGACTAAGTATTTTTCAGCTAACTAACTTAATTTGCCTTATTCGTCTAAATAATCTCGCAAATATTTAAAATGTCAAGTTTAATTTGTCAAAATATTTTAAAAATAAATTTGCTGTTTTTTCGATATTTTGTTGCATTTTCAGTTTATCTATTATATACTTATTTCTGTTGAGAGGTACAAAACTTCTCAAACAAAAACAAAGGAGATACAATCATGGCAAAAGAAAAAATGATTACACGTGTTAAGCGTATCAATCACGTTCATGTCTATGAAGTTGTAAGCAAGGAAGGAGAGAAACCAGAAGTTGTTGATCGTGGCATTGTTGACTTACAAGGTACTTTTCGTAAGGAAGCCGGTATTCGCCGTGCCGTGATCGCTGAAACAGGTATCAAAGATCCTACGATTGGCGAAGTTGTACCAGAAGAAGTTACCTATGCAATGCCAGAAGCTACTTTCTTTGCACAGGCAACCCCAGTTGTTAATGGACAGTCCAAATAATAAAAAATAAAGGTGGAAATTAATTATGTCAGAAAATGAAGTAGCAGTACGTAACGTTGATGCAGCAACCGGTGAAATTGTTGATGATAAGTTTCTTACACCAACCGAAGCATTCAGTGATGATAGTGCATTAGGTTCATATTTCACGAGTGATCCTAATGAAGATTTGATGACGCAGGCTGAGAACTTAAATGCTTTGAGTTCTTCTGATGCAGTGCCATTGTCCGATGCAACCAATTTAACTTTGAAAATTGTTAAGTTTGTTGCAAGTAATGTTGAGATGCGTGATCAGCAGACTGGTGAACTTGGTATGTTCTTGCGAGTAGTTATTCAAGATGCCGATGGGAAATTATACTCAACCGTTTCTAAGAGTATCAAACGTACGCTTGCGCAGTTTTATACTTTGTTCAAACATGCTGGTTTGACTTTCTCGAAAGAAACGCCATTTGTTGCGAAGGTAACTTTGACTAAGACTAAGAATGGTAACAGTGCACTTGGCTTGTTGGCTGATACCAAAGTCATTGGTTCATATGCGAAGAAGTCCAGCAAGTAAGAGGTGATAATATGCCCGTAACACGATACGGGATATATCATAATCTTGCTGAATCAACTTACTCAATGCTGGTAGATGGCATTGAGTATTTTTTTTCAAGCAAGGTTTATATGCGAAAGTTCAGTGATCGTTTGTCTGATAATCGTATACGATATATTTCTAAAATTAATAAGCATTTGTCTTTGAATAATCCTATATATGTTGCTGATTTATCATTATATGTAGCAATCGAAAAACGCGGCTTTAGGGTCGTGTATAAGGGGCGTGAATTAACATGGCAGGAAGCAAACGCACTCGCACTAAGTCTAGGTACTCTGCCCCTACGAGAGAGTTAGAACGCAAGGTTCATAACCGTATTGCTAACGTGGCTAAAAAGTATGGTGTAGAACTTAACTTTGACTTTAGGGATAGAAGCGTTTTGAAAGGTAAGGCGCTTGACAATTACCGGCGTAACTTGTTGCGGTTTATTAATTCTAATGCTACTAAATTTAAAGCTGTTAAGAATGAGCAGGAAACTTTTTACGTGCCATTAGATGAATACAACCGTTTTAATAAGGCAGTTCGTGTAGCAAATAAGAACCGCAGTAAAACTAAAAGTAGTGTTGAGAAAATGCTTAAGCCACCAGAATTCATGAAGAAAAGTAAGATCAAGACCGACAGCATTATTGATGCTATGCGTGGTGTTCTGCAAGAACCTAAAATGGAATTTTTGCAACCTTTAAGTCATTCTTTATCTATGGTTCATAGTTTAGATGAATTTCGTCAGCGATTAGCTAGTTTCGAGAAGCGTGCTGATGCTAATTATATTGCTGATCGTATTAGTATGATGAAAGAGAATTATATCAAGGCTATTCTCAACCAAGAGAACGGGCTTGTTGGTGGTGGCAATGATGATACTGTTAGTTCAATAATAGATCGTCTGAATAAAATGTCTAATGATGATTTTTATGCAATGTACTTATCTGATGAAGATTTGGACTTTACGTATATTTATAATGAAGAAGATAAGCAGTACATGGTCAACAAAATATCTGCTGCTATTGATCAAGCAGACAAGGGTATTTTCAATCAGCAAAGTTAGGTGGTGTTTCTGTAAATGTCAAAAGTATACTGGGTGGCAGATACAGAAACAACAACCGGAGCATATAACGAAAACAGCAGTAAAGTATGGGCGTGGGCAGTTACAAAAGTTGGTGACGAGAAAGAAATTCATTATGGTAGTTCGATTGACACTTTAATGAATTTTTTCAAGCACAATCAAGACAATTATTTTTTTCACAACTTAAAGTTTGACGGATCGTTTATTATAGGCTGGTTGTTACGTCACAACTTCACATTCAATGCTGGTATGCGTGCTTATCCAAGAACCTTTCAAGCGTTGATTGCTAAGTCGGGTCAATGGTATCAGATTAAGATATGTTATGGTCGTAACGGGCGGCATTTACAATCTGTAACTATTCAAGATAGTTATAAAAAGTTGCCATTTAAGGTTGCTGACTTGGCTGTTGCGTTCAAAACAAAAGAACAAAAAACTAAAATAGATTACGATTTAAATCCTGATAATTCTAATTGGCTCAATGATCCTAAAATCAAAGAGTATATATCTAATGACGTTAGAATTGTTAGTGAAGCCCTTGACGTACAGTTTGATGAGGGCATGAAGAAAATGACGATTGGTGCAGATAGCCTTGCAAGTTATCGTGATTTAATAGGTAAGAAAAACTTTGAACACCTATTCCCAACTTTAGACCCTATGATTGACCATGATATACGCAAGGCTTACCGAGGAGGGTTTGTCTGGGCTAATCCCGTGTTTGCTGGTAAAGATATTGACGGTGGTCGCGTTTATGATGTCAATAGTCTTTATCCAAGTCGTATGCGATATTCGCTTTTGCCATATGGAATGCCTGAAATTTTCGTTGGCAAGTACGAAGAAAACAAGCGGCGGCCACTGTATGTTCAGTCTATTCGTTGCGTGTTCAAAATAAAAAATGGTTTTATTCCCACCATTCAGCTTAAGAATACTGGTATGTTTGCTGATAACAAGTATCTTACTAGTTCAAATGGAGAAGCTGTTACACTTACCCTTTCTAATCCAGATTTAGAATTGCTTTTTAAGCATTATGATGTTAGCCAAGTCGAATATCTGGGCGGTTATTCTTTTTCTGCCAAGCATGGGTTGTTTGATGAGTGGATCGACAATTTAATGGAAATAAAGATGCACGCAACGGGTGCTATTCGTCAATTAGCTAAACTTCGGCTAAACAATCTTTATGGCAAGTTTGCTAAGAGTACCGACAATACGCGCCGAGAGCCTTACCTAAAAGATGATGGTTCATTAGGGTTACGAGTTATGAGCCCAGAGCTTGGCAGTGGTCTGTATATTCCGATGGGCGTTTTTATTACCGCGTGGGCAAGGTATTATACGATTACCACCGCACAACGATGCTTTGATCGTATTCTTTATTGCGATACCGACAGTATTCACATTACTGGTGACACAATCCCTCATGCTATTTCTGGTGATATTGATCCGGTTAAACTTGGCTATTGGAAGCACGAAAGTACCTTTTTACGTGGCCGTTTTCTTCGGCCTAAAACGTACATTGAGGATATTGACGCCTCACAAAATACATTACATGCGGGCGATAAATGTTCCTATCCAGCTCGTACTGAACAGAACAAAACGGTAAGTAAAGTTGTTAAACTAGCTCGTGGTTTAGCTTCTAACAGAAAAGGAAAAGGTAAACTTGTTGGTTACATTTTGAATACTGGTGTTTATGCAAAGTCTAACGAAGTATATAGTTTGCATATTCGTTGCGCTGGTATGCAAGACAAAACTAGAAAAAAAGTCACATGGGAAAACTTTAACTTTGGTTTTGTTGATGAAAGTGGTAAACTAAGACCGAAGCAAGTTAAAGGTGGTGTCATATTAGTTGAAGGACCATTTTCGATTAAAGCATAAGTATTGTATTGTTAAGCTAGAGCATACTTGGTACATTACAATGAACGGAGATGTGTATGAATTAACTAAAGATCGTGAAGCCGCAACTAAGTTTACAGAAAGTACATTGCCTGATTTTATTCATTGGTTTAAAGTCATTGAGTTTCTATATTGAGAGGAAGATAATTATGTCATATGATTTAAAGAATACCGATGCTTCTAATAATTATCGAAAGTTAGAACTTGATTTGTTTAACTATTATAATGAAAGAGTTGAAGTTCCAAGTTTGCAAAGGAATATTAGTGATCTTTCTAAGTCTGAATGTCTTAATCTTCTTTACCGAATAAAAACTATCTATGTTAAAGCATACAATGATTTGGTTTATAAAAGAAACGGTCAATTTATTAGCGATTCAGACTTTAATCATTTAACTGGATATTTAACCTATCTGTCGTCTAACGATGAACGTGGGCTATTGCTAAGGCTTTTTGATTTCTTCGTTTTTGACAATTAATGATTTATAGTAATAATGTATGAAAACCTATACGATCATTTACAAAACAGATAAGATGGAACATTTTGAGATGCGAACCTTAACTGTCAAAGAGTTTGAAAAGTTAATGAATTTGATGGATAGACGAAAAGGCAATATTCAAATTCTGTCATTTTCTATTGGCAGTAGTCAGGAAAGTCTATTTTAACGGAGGAATATTAATTATGGAATTTATGGTATTTAATCTCTCAAACGGTAAGTATTTGAAAGATATTGAATCAATTGATGATGAGTCTTGCGCTGGTTTTTCAATTACTGATGATATTCATGAAGCACACATTTTCAGATCATTAGAATATAACAATATTTCTGACTATTTTGATATTTTTTCTGGTTCTTTTACTAAGTTTAAAATTACGGAGGCATAATTATGCAATTAGTAGCTTTGTATGTTAAACATGCGGTGATGACGAAGCGGGCGCCGTGGTATTCACAATATCCACCACTGTCAGTAACGATGGATTTCATTAGTCGGCCTATCAGTCTTCCAAATGAACAACCGCTTGGAACATATCTTGTACCAAAGACACGTGGTGAGGTCGAAACCAATGTTTACAATATTGATCAGATAGGGCGTCATTTAGATTATTTACAAGGTTTCACTGGTGAGATTTGTTTGAAAGTGGTAGGTGGTATTAATGGATAAACAGCCTTTAGTTATTATTGGTGACAGCGTTCCGTTTGTTACAAATATCAAACCGTTTGTGCATTTGAACAATAAGGACTTGTATTTGCTAACTGATGCTTTGCTTGCTGATATTGGCAAACAGATACGAGCAAGTTATCACGTTTCCAGTTATTATCAAATTGTTGGCTATATTGATAATTGGCATATTGTTGTAAACGATGGTAAAGATTTGCAGTTCGACCTTTACGATGGCAAACAGTACATTTACGACAACCATTGAGGTGATATGAATGGATAATGACAGTTTCTATCTTTGCACGTTTGGTGTTTGTTATTTGACCAGTTATGATCGTATTACTGATCCTAATGTTGCCAATACGTGGTACCCCGTTATGACGGTCAGTACCAACAAGCTAGAGGGTAAGCACTACACCGCAGATCAAGCAAAAAAGATTAATGCTGATATTGGTGGCAAATGGTATCGTGCTGATGCAACGTATACCGAAGTTGATCCTAGCACATTAGTTGATCCTAGTGTGACAGTTCCCACTAGCACGTCAGTTGTGCCTAGCACTTCAGCCGCGCCTTCTACATCAACTGCGCCTACTACATTAGGTGGTGCATAACTTGAAATACAAAATCGCGTGTAATGATGGCCGTACCTTTTTCTTTTGCAGTGACGGTAGCAAAGTTGTGCCGATGGAAATCACGAACTGGCCGCTCGAAAGTGTTGCTGAATTTGCCAGAATATTTAATTTGAGGTGAATAAATGATAAAACCTAAAACTGACGCATTAGTGAATGGAAAGTTTTTGATCCCAGTTCCAGCGTGTCCTGACTATTATTATTTTAAGCAACGCAATGGCATGTATTATCCTATTAAGATCGAAGAAACAATTCCATACGATTTGTTGCCAAAAGAATGCAAGTTGAACTTTGAAGATATTGACAATATTAAAAAATTGTCAGCATTGCCTATCCGAGGTGTGCTTGTGTATGACGCCTAAAGCTGACATAAACGCGGCGAGGAGGAGGAGAAATGAAACGAGAGATTAAGTTCAGAGCGTGGAACAAAAAAGACAAAGTGATGGTTGATGTTGCCGCTATGAATTTTGGTCCAAGCGGATTATGGTGCCTTATCGAAGATGCCTATGATGCGGAACTACAACTTGCAGATAACTATGAGTTAATGCAATATACCGGTTTGAAAGATAAGAACGGGCAGGAAATCTACGAAGGCGATATTCTGAAAGTCACATCAGAAGACGGTGAATCTTATGTAACAACAGTAAAATGGTTTGGCTATGAAGACTACCCAGCGTTTGATTTGGAAGGCATACCGACCTCATGGAGTTATGATACAAACGCACTCGCAACTATTTTTCAAAGCGGTGTTGAGACGTGCGAGGTCATTGGCAACATCTTTGAGAATCCGGAGATGATGGAGGAAAAGTAATGATTGCCGGTTATCTTTAGGGCATACCAGTGGTTTTGAACGATAAGGCTTTGACCAGAACACTTGACAAATGGTTGCTAATCAGCTATCATAATATCAGCAGGTATTACGATAATCTCTTTAGATTTGAGCTTTGGGTTTACTCGCTGAAAAGCGCCTTAGCCATTTACCGACTGTAGTGGGTTGGTTCTTGTGAGACCGTATGACTTGCTACTTGTTATAATTGGACTGTGCAATAAAAATTTGCACAGTCTTTTTTTGTAGCGTATACTTATGAAAGAAAGGACGGTGATTTGAATGAGTTTAAAGCCCGAAGAAGCCGAGGCACTCATTACAGCAATTACCGATAAATTAGGTGATAATGCACCAACTGTTAGTGATGAACTAGCACAGTTGCGATCTGGTTATTCTGGTATTTATACTGAAAAATCTGATTTGGAAAAAGTCAACCAACAGCTCAGCAGTGATAAGGAAAATCTTATCCTTACAAATGGTAAGCTGTTTAATCAGATTAAAGAAAACGAACCATTAGTTTCGCAAAAACATCCGAACGGTTCAGATAGTGACGATGGCGATCCTGACAGTGACCCGTTGGAGCGCATGTTGGAAAACGCAAAAGAAAGTGGTGATTTTTAATGGCACAATCTCGAATTAGTGGTAAAGAAATTGTTAAAATGCTAGGTGAAAAAAGTGTTCAAGATGTTGTGGATAATATCTGGGAATCTTCTCCTACCTTGCAAGAATATACTGATCTTCCAAGTAGCGATACTGTTGGTAACTTTGCAAAGCAATTATTCACTTCTCCAAGGGCTGTTAATGAATTTGTTAATGTTTTGTTAAACCGTATTGGTCTCGTTATTTTGAAAACCAAGAGTTTGACGAATCCATTAGCTCCATTTAAAAAAGGCGCTATGCCACTTGGCATGACGATCGAAGAAATTTTTGTCGATATGGCTAAATCGACCAAGTATGATATGGCTTCAAGTGCAAATGATGTATTTGCTATTAATGCTCCGGATGTTAAGGCGTATTATCATGTTCGTAATCGCAGGGATAAAATTCCTACGACAATTACGGAAGAAAATCTTCGATCTGCCTTTACTAGCTGGTCAACGCTTGGTAGTTTTTTAGCTAGTCAAATTACGGCGATGTATAACCGTAACAACGTTGATGAGTTTAAGTACATGAAACTGTTGCTCGATCAATCTATTCAGCGTGGCAACATGACAGTTGTTAAAGTTCCTAAGCCATCCGATGGTAATGGTAAAGCTATTGTTACTACAATCAAGCAATATTCTAATAATTTGACGTTCCCGTCACGTTTGTACAACGGCGCTGGTGTCATGACACAATCAGCCAAGGACGAGCAGGATTTATTCTTAACTTCTGCTTCAGATGCTTTTCTTGATGTTGATGTTTTGAGTGCTGCATTCAACATGGACAAAGCTGATTTCATGGGGCATAAACACATGATCGACAGTCTGTCAAGTACACCTAACTTGGTTGGTATTTTGGTTGATCGTGATTTCTTTATGGTTTATGACACGTTGTTCAAGATGGCAAGTAATTATAATGGTTCTGGCCTTTATTGGAATTACTGGTTGCATGTATGGCAAGTGATGAGTACCAGTCTGTTAGCAAATGCGGTTGCCTTCGTTTACGAAGATTCTGAACATACTATTAAAGATGTTACTAGTGTTGTTGTTAGCCCTAATACGGTATCTGCGAAAGCTGGCACAACGCAACAGTTTACTTCCATTGTTAAGACGACTTCCGAATCAATTCCACAAACTGGTAAATGGTCGATTAAGAACAACAAGTCAACGACAACGATTGATCAGAATGGTTTAGTTAATATTGGGTCTGATGAAACAGTTGGTACTGCCATTACGGTTACATTCACATCCGATCATAAAGAATCCGATGGCAGCTACACCAGCGGTACAGCAACTTTGACAATTAACTAAAGGAGTGTCTTAAATGAGTTATGGTGACGACAACTATGTTGGTAATAAATTTCTCGACAACACCATTGCTCCAACTGGCACATTATTGTATCTCTTGTCTGGTGTCCCACTTGACGACACAAACGATAATCAAATTTGGTTTGAGCAACCGATAGACCAACAAAACTATTTTCTTCACAATAGCGGTTTTGATCCTATCGTTGTTCAATCCGAACAATATTCATATCAGCGCACACAAGCTAAGCTCCGTATTGGTATTAATGCTGAAAAGTTGTACAAGTACAATTACATTGCATTCCAAAACGACCAATATGGTAGCCACTGGTTCTATGGTTTTGTGACTGACGTTGAATATGTGTCCGAAGCCGCGTCTAACGTCACATTCAAAATTGACGTCTTCCAGACGTGGCTTTTTGATATTCATTTCCATCCAAGTTTAGTCAAGCAGATGCACGATAAAGAGTTCAATTCCAGTGGGAATCCGATTGCCCGCAACTACGATGAGGGCATGAATTACGGGACAGATTATAATATTGTTGATCAAATTCATATCACCGATGAACCTAACCCGTATATTAGATGGCTTATCATTCTAACCACTTATCCGTTCGAACGTGAAAATTACACCAAGTATGCGCCCACGACTTCATTTAATGGCGTCATGACGCCGCTTTACGCCTATGCGATGCCATTTGATCTTCGCAATCCATATGACTTGCAAAGTCATATGTATAAAGACCCTAAAGGTGGTAACATTATTATGCCACCATTTGGTATTATCGCCAATGCACTGACTAAAAGCGAAGAGATGGCTGGTAAAGTTGTCTCAATGGAAATGGTCGATTGGAAACCAGCCGGTGTTACCGGAGCTTATCCTAACTATACTTTTTCTGGCGCAGGCAAAACTTACCCCGTATGGGTTAGTGATTTCCAAGATATGGGTGTTGGCGATGGCACGGCGGCAGGCGCGGCTGGTTTAATTAGGCTAGAGCAACTTCCCCTTGACGATTTTCAAGAATTTAATATCCCCAACGTTTACGAACACTTTACGCGGTTTCCAAGTAGTAAGCTGATGAACAGTCCGTATGCCATGATTGAATTGACAGATTTTAAGGGTCACATGCAGATGCTGAAACCTGAATATCTGCCTAAAGGAAGCCTTACAGTTAGAGTACATCAGTCCATTAGTTGGAATACTAAAGTGAGTTATACACCAGCGCATTATAATGATGATGGAACTTTCCCTTATCATAGTTGGTATCCACAGGGTGTCCCACATCTTAATGTACCAATGCAAAACTGGGATTCAACAATTAGTGACTTTAATAGTGGCGATATTCCAGTGGCTACTGATGCCTTGGCCGCTTACTTGCAAAGCAATCGTAACAGTTTACGCACGCAAATGACTAATGCCGAAGCTAGTGGCTATACGGCGATGGCTAACAGTATGGATTCTGGTATTACGAATACGCTTGTGGGCGCGATCCAAGGTGCGCAAAATGGACTTGGATTCAGTGGGCTTAACGTTGTTGGCGCAGCGACTGGTGCGATTACCGGTGCTGGCACAGCGGCAATGCAGGGCATGACTAATTACGGTAATACTAGACGAACCGTTGGCACTAATATTGCCAACCTAGCACGAACCCAGCAAGCCAAAATGGCTGATATTAAAAACTTACCAGAAAATATCAATGGTATGGGTAACAATACGATTTTTGAAGCTGACAACTTGATTTGCGGTTGTTATGTGGTTTTCAAACAATTAAAAGATGAATATGCGGAATCATTAGGAAGCTATTTTAATCTTTATGGTTATAAAGCTAATCGTCTTGTTGACTTATCTGTACCGGCACAATGTTTTCATTCTCGTAAATGCTGGAATTATGTTCAAACAGTAGATGCTAAAATTACTGGTAATATTAATACGAATGCTATGGCTGAAATTAAAGGTATTTTCAATAAAGGTGTTACGCTATGGCATCCTGAAAGCGGCGTTACTGTTGGTGATTATGGTGCTAACAACGCAGAATTGTGAGGTGATTAAATGGCACGAAAAAGAAGAGGGCGTCAATATTACTCAAGATGGTATAATTATTATTTACGGCAATTAATTGAACTAGCCCTAACCGTTTATAAATGGGACGGTTTACCCGAAACAGTTGATCCACGTTTTTTGGAAAAACAGTTAATGCAATATGGCAAAATTGTTTTTGTTAATTCGCCAACGCTTGGTTATGTCACATTGCAAGTCACTGAAACTGGTCAAATTGATCAATACTATACACCAACTGAACGCTATGCAATTGCGCCTAACTTGATGAAACTAGCTGATATTAAGTTCGATACAACTGATAGCGTTATGATTTACAATAATTATCAACGGGTTCCTGATCTGCCTAGCTTGCAACTGTTTGCCGAAGAATTGGCTGATAATCGTGCTACGATGCACGTTAATGTGCAGGCACAGAAAATGCCAAAAGTCTTTACGACTAACGATAAGAAAAAATTTTCTGCAATGAATGTTGTTTCGCAAATGGATCAGTACGAGCCCGTGATTATTGCCGATGGTGAATTAGGACTTGGCAAAAATGATGTGATGGATACATCTTCTGCATATGTTGTAGATAAGCTAGATGCGCATCAAAAAAACATTTGGAACGAAGCAATGACTTTTTTATCCATTAATAATGGCAATCAAGATAAGAAAGAACGAGTTCAAACAGCCGAGGTAAACGCCAATGATAGTCAAGTCATTACCATGGGACTAGCTCGATTAAAAGCTCGACAAGATGCAGCCGAACGAATTAACAAAATGTTTGGATTGCACATTAGTTGTACCTTACGTGAACGAGAATATGAAAAAGAAAGCGGTGGTGATGATAATGGCGACTTACACGATCCAGCTTCGCAAGCAGATTGATAATCTTTTGCGATACCAATATGATTTACATCAGCTAACTCATGAGCAAAAGATTGAAAAAGTATTGCCAATTATTTTCGATTTCGATTTTGATATTTTCGACGAAAAGTATCGTAGTGTCATTGAAACTAAGCTACTGAATGCTTATTACTTTCGTGAATTAGGTTACGAGACTTATGGTGAATGGCATTTTCGTTTAATGGAATTTTTGCAGCGCCGAATGCCTTATTACAATCGTATGTACAAATCAGCTTTAGCCAACGACTATGACCCGTTTGATGATATTAGTTACAAAGATACGTACACTCGATCTAACAACAGCAATCGCGATACGAATGAAACCGGTGCGCACTCCGATCATTCAGAGACTAATATGGAATCGCACACAACTGATAGCGGGACAACCGATGGTACAAGTCATAACAGTGGTAACAAAGATACCAAAGATACTGGTACTGATAATGCCCGGACCGTTGCGCAGGACACGCCACAGCAGACACTTAATGCCAATGAACATTACGCTTCTGGCATTACCGTTGACAACAAGAATCATAGCAATGATGTTGCCGAAACACACTCCGATGATACTACGACGCATGGCGAGAACACGGGCAAGTCTGATACCACTGGCAAAAGCACGACCGAGAGCAAAGGCGATACTGGTTTGACCCAGAACCAGAAGTTTCAGAACACCGAACAATATTTATTTGAACGGCACGGCCGTACTGGAAGATTTAACGTAGGCCAGTTGATTGACAGTCAACGGAAGAATATAATTGATGTAGATACATTGTTGGTTTCAGAAGCGAACGAGCTGTTTCTGCTCGTTTATGATTATTAGAAAGAGGTTATGTTATGGATAATATGAACCCTATTGGAAATGGTTTCAATTTTCCACATTTTCACCACCTAAATTTTAGGGATTATCGTAACTATTTGCCAACGGCATATGATGACAGTCTCTCAATGCAAGAATCACTTTTGCAAGTGCTTAATTTCTGCAATGAAATTGGCTTGCTTAATCAAAACATGAGTGACAATTGGAACATGCTACTTGGTTGGATTAAGACTAATGGCATTGATGATGCCGTTTCTGCTCAATTGAATGCGTGGGTTATTGATGGCACGTTTGAGAAAATTCTTGATAAGACTTCTCTTGACACGATCAGAAAAGATTTACAGCAGAAAATCACTGATTACATGACCGCCACGGACACAAAAATGACTAGTCGATTCAATACCCAAGACACTCACCTTGACAATTCATTAACTAACATGATGTCGCTTATCCAAAACTTGCAAACTGGTATTAAAGGTACGTTCCCTACCCAAGCCGCTTTGATACAAGCCTATCCTAGCGGCGATGCCGGTATTTATGTCACACTTGACGATAAGCAATGGAATTATTGGAATAAAGGCACTAATGCATGGACGGCTGGCGGGTTATTCAATGCCCAACCATTAACCAATGAACAGAAAGACACCGTTCGTCAGTATGTTCTCGATATGGAAAACTTAATCAAGAACGGGTATTTTGTAGATGGTGATATTAGTGCTTTGCAAACTAATTCTGCCGTTGGTAAAAACTGGGTCTACACGGACGGCATGGATTTTGCTCACGTTGTTGGTGCGCGCACACGTGCCGATGGCAATATGGACGCTTATTTTAAATTAGATAAGACAGATCAACGTTTAGGATCATTAGCATATGAAGCGTTCGATTTCAGTTTTCATATTTTATCTCAAAGTGCTTTGCGTTTTGATGTGTTCATGGATTTAGTAACGGCAACGGGTATTTATCGAACTGTCGTAAAGCATAATTTAACGCTTGAACAAGGTATTCATCATCACGTTCATGTCATGACGCCTCAAGTAAACGAAGTAAATCCGCAAGGCTTGGAAGTTTTGAGCGTTAATATTGGCTTATCTCCGCTTGACGATTCAGTTGATTACAATATTGGCTTATGCAAAATCAAGCGATTCGCATTGCCAACAAATTTAACTGACGATCAGCCGCTTGCGTACAAAGTCAACAAAATGCACAATCTGTTCCCTGACCAAGGCTTATTAACGCACAAAGTAAATGAGCTTCAATGTAACAATGGTATCCTTTCTTATGTTGATCTGAATGGAAAGCGGTTTGCAAAATTCACCTACACTGGTAGCAACGGCTGGTATGATGTTTTTTCACAAATTGATGCTGGTAGTCACACTGAACTTTTACAAGAGTTACTTAATCATCAACACCGTTATGAGTTCAACGGTTACGTTAAAACAGATACTGATGTTAAACTTTCAGTTGACGTATTTACAAATGATGGTAACGTTCAGCGTGTTACATTTGGTTATTTACACTTAACTGCGGAAGAAATGAACAATTTCTCATTCATTATTCCTAAGTTAAACACTTATGGCCTTGTGAATCTCGCCAATGTAACGATTATCAATTTTGTCGTTTCAAATCTTTCAGCAACTGATATGTGGTTAAATGACATTAGAATTGACACTCGCCAAGCACGCGAAGAAGCGCGTGGTAAAAACTATCTACCTGCTTCAATTGAAGAAAGTCTCGAACAAGGCTACCTTAAATGCGGTAATGGTCTTTTTATTGGTCATAACCATACAGATGGCATGGACTGGCTGACTATCAACCATAACCAAAATAACCTTAATGGTAACCAAGATATTACTATCAGTTTTAAAAATCCATCTCACATGGATAAAACAAATACTATTAACTGGCAACAATTGTTACTGAAATTTATTGCCCATGCAACAAAGCCAACAGTACTATCAATGCGAATTGATGTTATTAACAATGATCCAAAAAAGAACGTTACAATTCCATTGAGCAAAAGACAGCTTCTTGCTACAATCAACACTAACATTGAATGTTTAACCCCTATCATCAGCAATGTTGCAAGCATTGATATGACTACAGTATCAGCAATTAACTATGTCATTAATTGTGATAATAAAGACAAAGACTTTGTGCTTATGATGTCTGATTTATCTCTTATGAACGTTCCTAATGACGTAAACGATCCTGATGCAATCTATACTAAGAATGCCTTTAATCGTTACGGTGGCAACAGCTTGTTCATTCAAAACGATGTTTCAAAAGACTTTGAATATTATGACAATCGCCCCGCTTTGCATATCCACTCGGAAAAAGCAAACATCAACAGCGATATTGCGTTTAACCAGCGGCCGACTGCTATTCCAAACATGTTTGATAACCCCACCGAATTTAAGACAACGATTGCTACCGATACAACAAGTAACTGGAGTGTATTTGTTGATATGCAAGCCGCTGACGGTCATTACCTTAGCCATTACGTTCTTTATAATTTTCAAATCGTAGCAGGTGAACCAAAAACAGTTGATGTTATCATTCCAGCATTAAACCAGCTATCAAATAACCAAGCCGTTTCTGCTAATGTTGGCTTGCACAACGATATGCCAACTGATAAGATGTCCTATCATTTAACCGACTTTTCTTTTTACAAAGTTAATGCTTCTTCTGACGACAAAAATTCAGACACGACTAACAATGCCAACGCTTTGCCAATTGTAAAGTTGTATGGTGATGTACCAGCAAGTGGTACTGACAAAACAACTAACCGGTTTATCTACCAAGACGGAACCTATGTTGTCAATGGTTATACAAAGACAGCATGGCAAGGGCAGTCTTCGCAAAGTTTACCTAAAAAATCCTATAAGTTTAAACCATATAGTGATGCCGAAGCAACAACAAAATTGAAGATGCAGATAGACCCTAAGTTTGCACCAGCAAGCGATTTTGTTCTAAAAGCATTCTACAACGATCCTACCTTGTCTCTTGATAACATTGGCAATGAAATTATGCACGATCTTGCGGCTTCGCGAAAAACGTTCTCTCCCAATTTGAACAGCACAGCTTATCTTGGTCAATGCTATGGCAAACCAGTTGAACTGTACTTCAACGATAACTACCAAGGCTTGTATTTCTTCCGAAGCGGTGCCAAAGAAGATACGTATGGGGTTGATGGCAAAGATGCAACTAAGTTCGTTATTGAAGGTGAGAGCGAAAAAGGCGCGGCTATGTTCCAAGCACCATCAGTTACCAAATGGGGCGATGGCACCGGAGATGGTCTTGAAGTTGAATTTGAGCCTAATATTCCTAACACCTTAACAGACGATCAAAAAGCTAAATTCAATGCCTTTGTTAAAATGGTGAATGATGGCGATATTGAGAAATTCAAAGCTAACACTTTGCAAACATCAGTTGAAGCCGCAATTGATTACATCATTTTCTACAACTTGATGGGTAGTGTTGATTCTTCTGGGCGAAACTTGGAATGGGTAACATGGGACAATGGCGCGCACTTCACTGTTATACCGTATGATTTAGACCAATTATTCTTCAATGATTACAACGGTATTGGCCGTGCAGATAAAAATGTTAATGCTTTCCCAGTTGTTCAAATGCGGTTTGGAACAACTCACAATAAGTATTTTGATTTGATTGCACAGGCTTATCCAAAAGAACTTAATGACCGTTATTATGATTTGCGTAAGACTATCATGCGCGAAGACAATATCATTAAGCGATTCACAGATTATGGATCTCATATTGGCATTGCTAACTTCAACAAAGAGCAGGCAAAGTGGCCGATTGCAGGGCGACTTGTCAATTACCAGTATTTGCAAAACATTATCTATGATCGTTTCAAACTTGTTGACACTCAATTTGCGGCATTCATTGCGCCACTCATTAAAGGGGCTTAATTATGATTACAAACTTGCACTACATCGAATATCTTCAAACGCTTATCAAAAGCGATGACAGCAAAATGCTTATCTTTTTGATTGGATGCCTAGTCGCAATCGTTGTTGATATGATTACCGGCTGGACGAAATCAATCGTTACCAAAACGCCGTCAAGTGATATTGGCACCAGAGGCTTGCTTAAGCATTTGAGCATTTTCTCATTGCTTCTTGTGCTTGGTCTGTTTTCCATTTTCATTGGCAACTTTGCGATCCTTGCATGGTACGCACTAGTCGTTTACTACTGGTTATTGCAATTCCAAAGTGTCTTGGAAAACCTTGAAGCCATGGGCGTTGATATTAAAGGCTTTAACGTTTTTATCCAAGCCGTGCATTCAGACAGTGAGCCAAAGCAAGAAAATGATTTGAAAAAGAAATAGTCGTTATAGACTGGGTGGGTGGGTAGGTATAGGTGATGTCATGACAGCAGGCTATTCTTGGCCGTTTGATACGGACAGCATTACAATCACAAGTCCATATGGGTATCGTGATGCTTCAATTGGTTCTGGGTCTTTTCACCAAGGCATTGATATTTTGCCAACAGGTAAAAGTGGCGCAACGATTTATGCAATTCATGACGGAACAGTCACAATATCTGCTAACGTTGCGGCGGCAGGCTGGGAAGCGGCAGGCGCAATGATTATCATTAAAGGTACTGACGGAAAGTTCGTTACGTATGAAGAATTTAAAGCAGGATCAATGAAAGTAAAAGTTGGCGACAATGTTAAGGCAGGCCAAGCGATTGCGATCATGGGCATATCTGGCAACAGCACTGGCGAGCATTTACACCTTGGTATCAATGACAAGGGATTAGCCCCACTTAATCCAGCCAACTGGAACGATCCTACGCCCTATTTAGGATTACCAAACAAAAGTGGTGTGTTCACACGGCCTAAAGATATTCCCCTACCAAAAGACGCAAAAGGCGGCGGCGGCAATTCTGACAGCAAGCCTAAAAAAGCAAAGCCGTTTTACTACTTCCCGATCATATTCAAATGAGGTGATTGAATGGCATGGGAACCAAGTGATGCACAAAAAGCCACTGGCAAAACAATCTGGCAGATATGGCGTAAGATGGGCTACAACGAATATGCCACTGCTGGAATGCTGGGCTTTATCACAAGGGAAAGTCAATTGAACCCGGGCATAACTGAATATGGTGGTGGCGGCGGTTACGGACTAGTACAATGGACGCCGAAATATAAGTTATATGAACAGGCGGCAAAACTGGGCATGTCAAATGCCGAAGCTGAAACGATTCAAGGTCAAGCAACTATTATTGGCGAGGGCGATAAAACAGGTCAATGGATTGACTATTATTCTCCTATTGTTTATGTCGATGGCGCTGTTCAACCATTAACAGTCACAGCATTTAAAAAGGCCGATTCAATCAAGTTTGCCCTTGCAAACTTTCAAGCACATTTTGGACGTGGCGCTGTCAGAACCTTGCATATGGCAGAACGCACTGAATATGCTAACTATTGGTACAAAGCGTTTACTGGCCTTAATCCTAGTGGTGGCAGTGGAAGCACTAAAGCCAAAACGAAACAAACGTTGATTGCACTTGACACATTTTTGCCAAAATACAGGAGGATTCAAGCATGAGTTTTAATATTGATGATACAATTGCATTTTTAAAGTCCAAGATTGGAAAAGTCACTTATTCAATGGAAGGAAGCCGTAACTTTAGTGACGGCACTTGTGACTGTTCAGGCGCTGTTTATACAGGATTAGTGCATGGTGGCTTACAACCGATGAGCTATATTCCAAGTACAGAAACTTTGCACGCTTGGCTATTGAACAATGGCTTCACGCTAATTGCGGAAAACACCGATTGGCATATGCAAAAGGGTGACGTTGTTATCTGGGGTCACAAAGGACAAAGCATGGGTGCTGGCGGTCATACAGGCATTTGCATTGACGGTCAGAATTGGCTGGAATGCACGGCATGGCGTGATCTTGGCGAGACAATCCAAAACCACGATGCCCGCTGGGAAATGAATGAAGAACCGTATTTCTACGTTTACCGATACACTGGCGCAACAAACAACGCACCACAACCGGTAGCTGAACAATCAATCAAAAAGGTAAATGTCACATATGGTATGCGACCAATTGGCATGTCATTTTTGCCACCCGTTACAAATGCTGGCAGTGGAGACAATGGATTTGCAGGTTTACCAACTCATTCGCATGATTACTTGTATGTCAAGGTTGACCACGGGGCAATGAAGTATCGTGTCAAAACAAATGAGGACGGTTGGCTACCGTGGGTAACTAAAGGTGATCCAAACGATCTTGAAAATGGTTGTGCAGGTATTGCAGGACATGCAATTACTGGCGTACAAATGGTCTATTTAACACCAGCAGGCGAACCATATCAACAAGCATGGTACCGAACGCAAGATGCCATGCAAATTGGCTGGCACGGTGTTGTCTGCGATGACGGAACAAGTGTTCAAGGATATACTGATGACTATGCAGGCTGGGGAACATTTCCAGTTGACCGCTTGCAAATCGTGGTTGGGGTAGCAAATCCGTATTAAAGCAAACGACACTCTTGCCCTGATTAGCAATAATCAGGGCTTTTATATAAGGTGATATGATGGAAGAAAAAAAGTTGAACGATATACGATTCAATCTAAACAAACTACTGTCTTACAATCGAATTTTAAATTTCACAACGGCGACACGTTCGTTTGGTAAAACCTACCGTACAACGAAATATGTCATTAACCGATACTTAAAACATGGCGAGAAGTTTGTATACTTGCGTAGGTACAAACCAGAAATTAAAAAGAACGCACCAAAGTTTTTTGACCAGATCATTAAGAATGGTGAGTTTCCCGATACTACCTTTGAAACGCGGGGAACAGAATTTTATATTGACGGCGAAATTGCGGGGTGGGCTATCCCTTTGGTGTCTGCTCAATCATACAAATCTGTTGCCTTTCCAGATGTCACAACGATATTTTTTGACGAGTTCTTAATTGAAAAAGGGAAGGTGTTTTACCTGCCAAATGAGCCCGAGATTTTACTGAACTTGATGGATACCATCATACGTGAACGCGATAACGTAAGAGTATTATGTTTTGGTAATAGTGTCACGGTTGCGAACCCGTACTACTTGTATTTTAATGTGACGCCCGACCCTAAAAAAGAGTTCACCGTGACTAAAAACATTGTCGTGTACACTCCTGACGCCCACCAATTCGCCGAGGAGCGTGTTAAAACTAAACTAGGTAGCCTGATACGTAGTACACCATACGGCGCTTATTCGCTCGATAACAAGTTTGTAGGAGACAATGATACATTCATTAAACCTAGGAATAAAAACTCGCGCTTTCTAGGCTCAGTTAAATATCACGCTGACACGATAGGCTTATGGCTTGCATTCGATGAGGGTCTAATATATGCAAGTGAGAAACACGACCCTAGCTATCCGGCCTTAGCAATTACAACAGCAGACCATAGCTTAAACACGTATCTGATCAGCAACTACAATCATAACCCGCTTTTAACGCAATTTGTAAAATCATATAAAATAGGTTACTTACGTTTTGAATCGCAACGCGTTAAACACTTATGTTATGATATTCTGAAAAATTTCAATATAAGATAGAAACAAAAAAGCCCGTGCAATTAAGCACGAGCTTTTTAAATGTTTAAAAGAAAATAATAAACGCGAGAAACAGCAATGTATACACAAGCATGACGCGTTTCACTACCACACGCTCATAAAGATCTGAAATATAACGCGTTTCAGCAATCCATTCAAGAATTATATACGTTATAAACAGCAATAGCAAGCCGCCACACATATAAAACCAAAATGTAAAAAGAAAGTTCCATATAAACATATTCACACCGCCTTAAAAAATACGATACTGCTGAGGATCGTACATCAGTATATTTTCATGATTCAAAAGAAACATATAATAGTTGCGTTTAGGTATAGTACCGACAAGATTATATCGTTGCTGATTATCAGACAGCGCCCACACATTCAAGCCACGCGCAACCGGTTCCGCCGTATATACAATTTGACCACGCTGGTTTAAAATGTCATAGCCGTCAATTTTGTAACCCGCCTCCAATATATCGTTTTCCATACGCTGATTGCTTTCAGGACTACCATAGTTGTTTATTTGAGACAATGGCACGTAAGGAATATTATCCTGTTCTGGTGGATCAGCGCCATATTTAAGACCAATAACTAGAAAAAAGAGCGCTATTATTAGCACTCCTATAAATGTATAAAAGATCAGCATTTTATGCCACTCCGTTCCATGGACTACTTAAAAGCGTCGTCATAATAAGGGTTGCAAGCTGATAAGTGTTAGCATACCAATAAACGAATTGCACCGCTCCAACTTTGCGATAGGTGCAATCCAACCGCGGTAGTCCCTGCCATACATGATTGACGATCTTAAACCGCGGTTGACCGATCTTACTAACAGTTAACTGTTCGACGGTTACAAGTGTTTCATCGTCCATTTGAATATCAAACCCCGTTTCCGTTTCGACAGCAACTAAAAATTTTAACTCAGCAATTTTTTTCATTTTATTCCCTCCATTAGCCTTTATATACAAGTGTATTATCACGAGTATCTACAATAGTTCCGTATCCTTTAGATGGATAGTAATGAGCTTGCAAGCCGTCAGCGATGTAATCTAATGCTAGTTGTATGCCGTCACGGTCTGACTTGCTGGTGATTAATACATTTATTAAATTGTAGCCTTTACAATCATAAACAAGTATATAAGTACTCCAATGAGACAATGTTAAAATACCATTTTCATAATAAACACGCCAACACGATTGCAACTTGCTGAATTGACCAAAATCTAAATGCATTCTACGATTGATATTCCGTTCCTTGCCATCGTTAACTGTTGCGATAATCATATCTTGTAATTTCATTTTAATTTTCCTCCATTAATTCAAAACGCGCTGTTTCGATTGCATAAGCACAATTTCCACAATTACGCTCATAACGTTTAACTAACCTATTCAATGCATGCCACGGGTTTCCGTTCGTAACCGTTGTGAGTTCTATATATTGTTGAGAATAGTCTGATAAATTTAGTTCATCAATCCATAAAACAACTCTTTTAGTTTGTGATTTTTTCATTTTAATAACCTCCATTAATATTTACTAAAATCAGACAGTAGCATACGGCCGAGAATGCTGTTAAAATACGGTTCGTTGTCCTTTACACGATAGTAAATTTTTGCCTTGTGAACTTCTACAATGTCATCAGCACCAACGGTGTCTACATAGTAACTAACAGTTTCACCGAAATCATCAACATCAGAGATTACAACCGCGGCCGTGTTAGATAGTCCAAACACACCAATTGGTGTTAATTCTGTCGCTTTTAATTTTTTCATTTTGTTTACCTCGCTTATTTTTGTTTTGTTTAACTCATCTTTACTACACTTATATAATATCATACTTACACAAAAATGCAACCCAAAATACATATATTTTTAAAATATATTTTACGAGTTTATATAATATATAGTTAGGTTGGTTACATTGAAACTAACAACACAGCATTGCATAATAGTTAGTTCATAGTATTAATTATATAAATTATTAGAATTATATTATCGTTTTGTTTCGATCACAATCGTGAAATTTTGTCAAGTTTTATGTGATTATCATTAGAATACGATGGGGAAATAGTGTGAAAAATTTTGAACATTACTC